TCACTTCTTCGCCTCGCCCCCGGCCAGCTTCTGGTACAGCGTGCCGTCGTACCGCGGCGTCTTCAGCCGGGCGGCGCACTCCTTCGCCCGCACCCGGTCGTTCTTCTTCTTGTCGAACAGCGTCGCGAGGTGGTACAGGGCCTTGGCCTGCTCCTCGGCGTCGTCGTTGTACATCGCGTCCACGCGCAGGTAGCTCCAGAACGCCTTGTCCAGCTCGTTCCGCTTGCGGTAGTGGTCGCCCAGCAGGTTGAACACCACCCCGCGCAGGCGGGCGTCGGTGTTGTTGCGGACCAGGTCCTGCAGCTGCTTCTCCACCGACGCGGGGTTGCCCTGGCTGATCCGGCTCTCCGCCAAATAGGCGTCCACGAACGGCTTCTGCGCGTCGCCGGCGCTCAGCGTGTCGGCCAGCTTCTTCAGCCGGGCCTCCGCGTCGTTGTACTTGCCCCCGCGCAGCAGCAGCCGGCCCACCAGGATCTCGCTCTCCTGCTTCAGCTCCGCGGGCACGCCGGGCACCTCGGCCAGCTCCTCGTAGGTCTTCCGCGCGTCGTCCGTCCGGCCCGCGTCCTCCTGGAGCTTCGCCAGCGTCTTGAGCACCGACAGGATCTGCCAGCCCGCCGGGTTGTCCTTCTTGTACTCCGCCAGCAGCTTGATCGCCTCGTCCTTCTTCGTGGGGTCGTCCTTGGCCAGCTGCACCGTCACCTCGGCGATCTTGTACTGCATGTACCGCCGGGCCGCCGGCCGGCCGCGCAACTGCCCCTCCAGCGTCCGGAAGCCGTCGATGGCCGCCAGGTACAGCGGGACGCGCTTTTTGGGGTTGGCCTCCAGGCGCGCCCGGTCCTCCTTGCGGAACGGGGCGCGGTAGGAGACCGCGTCCACGTCCTTCGTCTCGTACACCACGTACGTCACGTCGCCGGGCGGCACCGTCATCACGGGGGGGTTCTTGCCCGAGCGCAGCTTGATCTTGATCCCGGCCAGGCTCTCCTCCTGGATCGTCCCGACGTACGTTTTCTCCTTCTTCGTCGCGCGGTCGATGAAGTGGACGGTGTCCGCCCGCGACGCGCCGACGACCGCCACCACCAGCGCCCCCGCCAGGGCTGCCCGCAACAAGCCGTTCATCGTCGTCCCTCCCTTGATGCGCCCGCAGGGCCGCTCACCGCTTCTGGTTCTTCCTCGTCTCGTACTCCGTCTTGAGCGCCGGGTCGGAAGCGAGCAGGTCCTCGAACCGCTTCTTCGACGCGGGGCTGCCGAAGTCCTCCCAGTTCTTCTCGAAATCGGCGATCTGCTTGGCCGCCGTGCGGGCCGCCGCGCCCGCCTTGCCGCCGGCCTTCTCCCTCTCCAAAAAGGAGCTGACCATGTGGTAAAAGCACTCCAGGTAGTTTTCCTTCGTCTGCCCGCCGCGCTCCCGGGCCACCGGGGCCAGCCGCTTCATCAGGCCCGCCCAGTGCGTGAACGCCTCCTTGTAGTTCTTTTCCGCCTCCAGCAGCACGCCCTGCTCTTTCAGCGCGTAGAAGTCCCGCCGCCCCCAGCCCGGCGCCTTCGGCGTCCCCAGGATGCCGTCCAGCACCGCGCGGGCCTTCTTCAGGGTCGCCGCCGTGTTGCTCAGCCGCAGCTCGCGGATCATCGCCAGCTGCACCGCGCGGTAGCTCTTTTCCTCCTCCGTCGGCGTTTTCCCCGGCTTGCCCTTGGGCGGCGGCACCTTGGCCAGCTCGCCGGCCGCCTTCTCGTGCTGGCCCATGCTCGAGTAGCACCCCGCCAGCACGCGGATGAAGTCGGGCGTCAGGCTCTTCTGCTTGGCGATGCGCTTGTCCAGCAGCGTCGTGTAGCCCTTGACGGCCTTCTCCAGCGCGTCCTTGTCGCCCTTCTTGCGCACCTCCTCCACCTGGGTGCGGATCAGCACGGCCAGCAGCCTCAGGATGTCGTTGGAGTTGCCGGTCGCCGCCACCTGGTCGAGCACGTCGAGCACCCGGTCGCAGCGGGCGACGTTGCCCAGCTGCAGGTTCGCCAGCAGGGCGGTGCGCAACAGCGCCGTCGCCAGCTGGGCGTTGTTCTGCAGGTTGGCCCGCTCCTGCGCCCCCTCCTTCGCCGCCGCGTCCACCAGCGGGTCGAGCAGCTTCGCCGCTTGGGCGTTGTCGCCGGCCCGGAAGGCCGCGTCGGCCAGGCCGTAGCGGGCGAAGAGGGTCACGTCCACCAGCTCGAACTGCATCTGCTTGCGCGTCCCCTTGTCCTTCTCGTCGTCGTCGTTGAACTTCAGCTTCGCCAGCCGCGGCAGCAGGCCGTTGGCCAGGTCCAGCATCTCCTGGTAGCGGTGGAAGGTGAACAGCTCGCGGCCGAGCATCGCCTTGCCCGCGACGAACAGGGTGTTGGTCACCGGGTCGGGTCCCAGGGCGCTGCCCGGCATCCGCTGCAGCGCGGCCAGCGCCCGCTTGCGGTAGTCGCCCGGCCGGTCGCCGGCGATCGGCTCGGCCTTCTCCTTGTGGGCCTTCATCGCCGTGTCGGCGAGCTGGTAGCAGACGATCGTGTAGCTGCCGTAGCCGGGGGTGATCATTTCCAGCTTCTTGACGGCCTCGGCGGGGTTGCCGTCCTTGATCATCTGCAGCGCCTGCGAGTGCCGGGCCATCTGCCCGGGCATCCCGGCCGGCCAGCGGTCCTCCATGTACCGCGCCAGGCTCAGCAGGCGGGCCTTGTCGTCCGACGCGTCCTCGTCGCGGGCCTTCTTGCGGTCGATCAGCTGCTGGTAGGCCTGCAGGGCGTAGACGGCGCACATCTCGGCCTGGCTCGACCGCGGGTCGTCGCGGGCGAAGCCCTCGCCCACCGCGATCGCCTCGGGGAGCTTGCGCGTGTTCAGCAGCCAGTAGGTGAGCATGGTCCGGGCGTTGTTCAGCTCCGCGGCCGGGGCCTTGCCGCCCGCGGCCAGCTTCAGCCCCCGCCGCAGCACCTCCACGATCGCCTCGACGCGCGCCTTGCGCTTCTCCTCGGCCTCCTTGGCGGTGGCGGCCTTCTTGACCTCCTCGCCCAGCTGGAACGCCTCGTACTGTGACCGCACGTAGCAGTCCTCGAAGGTCTGCAGCTGCGCGATCTTCTTCTTGAAGCCGCCCAGGGCCGCGATGGTCCGGATCTTCAGCAGCCGGGCCTGGTCGGTGAACTCGTTCTCGCTCCCCTCCACCTCGCGCAAGAGCGCCCGCGCCCTGCTGCGGTAGTCGTCGGCCTGGGCCCCCTTCTTCTTGGCCGCCTCCTCCAGGTAGGTTTTCGCCAGCAGGAACGTGACGCCGAACCCCTCCGGCGTCTTGAGGAAGCGCGGGTACTCGCTGCGCCACAGCGTGGCCCGCCACAGGACGTAGGGGCTCACGCCGGTGCCGAACGTCTTGCCCGACCGCTTCTTGTCCTCCTCGGTGGGCTTCTCGCGCATGGACAGCATGCGGAAGTAGGCGGCCAGCCGCTTGCCCTCGGCGGCGGCGGGGATGTTGGCGTCGATCACCTCCTGGAAGGAGGCGCGGGCCCGCTGCGCCGAGTCGGTCTGCATCTGCACGCGGCCCAGCCAGGCGCGGGCCTTCCACGTGATCGGGTTCGCCGGGGCGCCGCTGGAGAGCGGCCCCAGGGCGGCCTTGGCCTTGGCCAGCAGGTCGGCCGCCTGCTCGTTGCCGTAGCCGCCCAGGTAGGTGGTGGACTGGTCGTACAGGTTGAGCGCCGCGTCGAGCTGCGTCTGCCCCAGGTCGTTCTCGACCAGCGCGCGGGCGCGGGCCGCTTCCTTCTTCTTCTGGGGGTCGGCGACGCCGTCGGGCGCGGGCATGCCGTCCAGCGTGGCTTGCAGGGTGACGACGGCGGACTTCAGCCGCCTGGCGGCCAGCTCCAGCGTGGCGCGCGCCTGGGCCGCCAGCTCCCGCTGCGTCTTGTCGCCGCTGGCCAGCAGGGCCTGGCTCAGCTCGGTCTTGCCCACCAGGTTCAGCACCCGGGCGATGTCGACGTTCGCCTCCGCCACGCGCGGGTGGCCGGGGTTGGCGTCGATGAACTTCTGGAAGTTGTCGCGCGCCTCCTTGTACAGCGCCAGCCGCTTGCCGGTCTCCGGCTGTTCGGCGGCGACGCGCAGGCCGGTCTTGGCGAACTCCAGCGGCAGCTCCTTCGCCAGCTCCGGCGGGGCGTCCGCCTGGAGCTTCTTGAGGAACTCCATCGCCAGGTCGTTGTCGCCGCGCGCCCGCAGCGCCTCGACGAAGCGGAGGTCTTCGCGGAAACTCGGCTCCTGGGCGGCGGCCGGCCGCACGCCCAGCACCAGCACCGCGGCGGTCAGTATCAGAAAGCGACGCATGGCTCGTACGTCCCCGGAGGTGGGAAAGACAGGCGGGAGGGCTGGCCCGTTATTTCCGATCGTCGCATTTCAGTATGAAAAGGCGGGCGGGGGATGTCAAACCGATTCCTCCGGCCCGCCTGGCCCCCTCCGGCGGCTCACGCCCGGCTTGCCGCAGCAAGACCTCCGGTCGCTCACGCTCCCGGCTCGCTGAAGACCTCCGGTCGCTCACGCTCCCGGCTCGCCAGGGGACGCCGGCCGCTCACGCCGGCAGCGGCAGCGCGCGCACCCGGCGGACGGGGCAGCGGCACACGATGCCCGGCGCGCCGCGCCGCATCCGCGCCACCAGCACCTCGCCGCACCGCGGGCAGCGCGGCGGGCCGGCCGCCTCGGCCAGCTCCGGCCGGCGGCCGCCCAGGTTCTCCCGCCCCGCCGGCAACCGCACGACGGCCCCGTCGCCTTCCGGCGCCCAGCTCCGATAGATCCGCATGACGTCTCCTCCCCGTGGGACAACTCTCCGCCCGCGCCAGCGCGGGGCGGGCATATGTACAAAGATACAGTATGCCGGCACAAAGAACAAGAGGCGGGTGGTGGACAATCGCGGCCGGCGGGGGTCAGGCCTGGGTGAGGCCGGCGAGCAGGCCGGCGGCGTGGGCGCGGGCCTCGGGGAAGTCGGCGAGGGCGGCCAGGACGGCGGCGGCGAGGCGCTGCACGGCGGGGTGGGCCAGGGTGGGGGCCTCGGCGGCCGCGGCCCGGGGGCGGGCGGCAGAGGTCCAGCCGGGCGAGCGGGCCGTCTCGCGGCCGGGCCCGTACCGCAGCCAGTCGAACGGCTTGTCCTGGCGGACGCTCAGCTCGGCCCCCAGCCGGGCCTGGGCGGCGGCCTGGCGGACGGCCCGGGCGAAGGCGCGGTAGCGCGGCCTGGCGCCGGCCGACTCGCCCCGCTCGCGCCACCGGGCGAACACGTCGGCCCGGACGCCGGCCGCCTCGGCGGCGACCTCGGGGAAGCCGCCGGCGCGGATGTAGGCGAGGATGTTGGCTTGGACGGCGGGCGTCAGCAGGGTGCGTCGGGACATGGGTGGTGGTCGTGGGAGGTTCAGCCGCCGCACAGCCGCCGGGCCAGGAGGCGCGGCAGGGCGGGGCCGGTGTACTCGAACCCGGCGGTCAGGCGCGTCTGCGCGTGCCGCAGCCGGTCGGACCGGCCGGCGGCCAGCGACGGGCTGCGCCGCAGCACCCAGAAGGGCGAGCGGCGGCGGCTCTGGATGAGGGCGGGGTGCGTGGTGGTGGACACCGCCCGGCAGCCCAGGCCGCGCCACATCGACGCGATCAGGCCCGACAGGGCGTGGCCGATACCCACGCCCTGGTAGTCGGGCAGCGTGACGGTGCGGTGCTCGCGTCGGGCCGGCCTGCCGGGCCCGACGAACGGCAGCCAGGCGCTGAAGGCGACCGGCCGGCCCTGCCAGGTCGCCAGGAAGCACGTCGCCGAGGGGGCCAGGCCGTGGCTCAGATAGTGATGCGGTGCGAATAGCGGCCAGCGGTCGGTTCCGCAGCGGGCGACCTCGAGGGGGATGGCGGGCCGGCGTCGAAGCGACCTCCAGGTAAAAGTCTTCTCGGAGGGCCGATACACCCAGTCGGGCTGCAGCCAGTCGATGACGTCGTCGTGGCAGGTGACGGCGACGAAGCGCATCTTGCGGGCGCGGACGGTGCGGGCCAGCGCGGCGCTGCCGATGCAGGCGACGGTGCGGTCGACCACGCTGGTGAACTCGTCCATGACGACCAGCGGGGGGACCTCGGCGGCCAGGGCCCCGGCGAGCAGGCGGGCGAGGGTGGCGCGGAACTGCTGCCCGGTGCTGAGGGCGGAAAAGGGCCGCAGCCAGGCGGGCGGCGCGCTGAAGCCGACCGCCGAGAGCAGGCCCGTCACCTCGCGGATGGACAGCCCCTCGGGGAAGCCGTCTACCACGGCGGCGCCGGCGGGCCAGGTGAGGCCGGCGGCCTGCCGGACCTCGTCGGGCCACAGGGCGCGGGCGATGGTCGATTTGCCGCAGCCCGACGGCCCGGTGATCAGCCCGACGTTCCAGGGCCGGTCTTCCAGCGGCAGGTCCACGTCCCACTCCAGGCGGGAGGTGGGTTCGGCGGCCAGGTCGAACAGCCCGCGCAGCTGGGCGACGCGCGGGGTGGCCCGGACGGCGGATTCGACGACGACGTGGGTGTGCATGTTGAGAAATCACCCCTCCCCCCAACCCCCTCCCCGAAGCGGAGAGGGGAGTAAGACAGTCACAACGCCTGCTGGGCCCGTCCCTTCCGGCCCCCCCTCTCCGCTTCGGGGAGGGGGTTGGGGGGAGGGGTTGCTTTTCAGGGGCTCAGGAGAGCAGGGCGCGACAGGTCAGGCCCTCGCGCTGGAACCGTTCTAGCAGGGCGAGCTGCGACGGCTCGTCGGGGCACTCGACGAGGACGAGGTACTGCTCCGGCGCGGGCGCGGCCGGCTTGCGGGCGCGGGCGTTTTCGAGCGCTTCTTCGCCGGCGGCGCCGGCGGCGTCGATGGACCGCCAGAGGTTGGTGAGGGCGTCGGAGTCCGACGCGGTCAGCCGGCGCAGCTCGCCCAGGGCGGCGGGGTCGGTGTCGGCGAGGGCGGCCAGGGGGTCGATGCTGAGGAGCAGCTTGCGGGCCTCCTCGTCGCTGACGTCGAGCACCTCCACGTCGACCACCATGTCGGGGTCGAGCTGGCGGCGGAGGTGGCCGTCGATGAGCTTGAGCCGGCCGTCGGGCAGCTCGTAGGCGAGCAGGCTGCGGGCGAAGCCCACCTCGGCGTAGAGGGCGGCCAGGGCCTGCCGCTGGGCGGCGGGGTGGCGGCGCGGGTTCAGCTCGTGCGGGGCCAGGTCGCCGGCCCGGACGCGGACGTGGCGGACGATGCGGTTGCGGACGGGTTCAGACATGCGGTCGGTTCCTTTCCTCGGGTCCTGGTTCAGGGGCGTTTCGTTTCACCCAACGTCGGTCTCACCGCTGCTCGTGGTCAACCACTCCCCCCAACGACTGCCGACACCCCCACCACTTCCGTCAACACCGCCTGCCCGCTCTGCCAACCGGGGTCGGCCGTGTACTGCGCCACCACCGTGTACGACCCGCGGGCCGTGAACGTGTGCGTCAGCGCCGCCTGGCCCCCGGACAGGGCCACGGTCCCGACGGCCGTGCCGTTGATGCTGAACGTGACGCCCCCCGTCGGCTCCAGCGCCCCCGAGGTGTTCGCCACGGTGCAGGTGAACGTGACCGCCGTCCCCGGGGTCGTCGGGTTCGCGCTGCTGGTCAGTCCCACGGCGTCGCCGCACCCGGCGCACGGCAGCGTCGGCGGTGCGATGATCCTGTACGCCTGGGTCCGGTATAAAAACGAGTGCTCGAACTCCCCGGCGAACGCCCAGGCCTGGGCGAACTGGTAGAGCTTCTGCCCGAGCCCCCCTGCCGTGTTCGGGTAGAGGCAGCAGACCGCCGGCGCCCCGCCGATCCCGACGTAGCGGCCTGGCCCCCGGTCCAGCCGCAGGATGATCCGCTGGCCGTGGTTGAACCACACCCAGATCGCCCCGTCGCAGTTCAGGCCGATCGCGTGGACCCAGTGCGACGGGGAGAACGCGGTGAACGCCTTGAAGCACGTCGTGCCTGCCATCGCTTACCCCTGGTCGATGCCTACCGTGTACCGCCGGTAGGGCCGCAGCAACACCGCCACGTCCGCCGGCGGGTTCCCCTTCCCCACCGCCCCCCCGCCCCAGGCCTGGGTCGCCCCGCTCGTCGGCACCTGGTGCAACAGCGCCGGGTCGCGCTGGGCCTCCCAGTAGGCGTAGGCCACCCACCGGCCCGTCGCTTCCTGCACCGCCTCGGGCACCGTGGTGTAGCCCGCGGTGTACTGGATGCGGAAGTTGTTGATGCCGACGGGGAAGATCAGGTCTTCGGGGTGCAAGAGTTCGGGGTCGGTGTAGGGGATGGCCCGCAGCAGCCACCCCCTCGGGTCCCACTGGAACCCTTGCAGCTCGTACGTGTGCATCTTTAGCTCGGCGAAGGCCTGGCCGCCGCCGCCGTTGACGCACCCCAGCGCGCCTTGACTCTCCTGGATCCCGACCCCTTCGAGTGGGTCGCCGTAGCTGCTCGGCCAGTAGAGATCGGCACTGGGCCAGCCGCCGTAGTTGTTGCTGTCGCCGACGACCTGGGCGTTCCACCCGTTGCCGAGGGCGTTGATCGCCGCGACCAGCTGCGTGAGCGTCGGGTAGCTCGCGAACGTGACCGACGTGTCCGTGTAGCCCGTCCCCGCGTTGCTGCGGAAGAACTTGAGCCCGACGTTCGTCACGCTTACCCGGGCCTGGACGTTGGCCGGCGTGTTGTTCCCCACCTTGACCACCGTGACCGGCCGGTAGCGTACGCTCTGGACGCTCTGCAGCGGGTACTGCCGCAGGAGCAGCCGACGGTCGCCGTTGCCGTTGTAAAGCTCGTCGTACGCCTGCGTGAGGAACCGCCGCCGGCACCACTTCTCCACCGCGTCGGAGTAGGCCGTGATGAGCGACTGGACGAGGCCGTCACTCCCGCTCACCCCCTGCAGCCGACTGTACGCCTGGCTGAGCGTGATCAGGTCTTTCTTCGCCATTGGCTACGCGCTCCACCTGCTGCCCCTGTTCTCCGTCCACGTCGCCGCCCGGTTCTCTTGCCACTGGTCCCACCGCGCCGGCTCGACCCACACGTCTTCGGGCAGTTGCTGGCCCGGCTCGGACTGCCCGGGGATGGCGTCTCCCGGGATCGCGCCCTGGTCGTACTGCATGAGGATTCCGCCCTACGGCTTGATGGCCGCGATGGCCGAGTAGTAGCTGCCGTAGGTCCCGGTGATCGCCTGGAGGCCCGCCACGGCCGACAGGAAGAGCGCCGCCGTCGCCGCCGGGTAGTTGGCCGTGAAGTCGGAATCGACCACGCTGTTCGCCGCCGACCCGCCGGGGGTGGCCGGGATGAACCCGCACACCACCCCCTCGTTGAGCCACGTCGAGAGGATCCCTGCGACCTGGTAGAGCCCCAGGCGTGAGAGGGGCACCGGCGGCGTGTACCCGCTCGCCGTGATGCCGAAGAGGTAGTACATGCCCGTCATGATCCAGTTCAGCCGCTTGGCGTTCATTTCAACCCCAGCAAGGTAGGTAGTAGGTCGAGCCGTTGACGACGACCGGCAGCCAGAAGGCCGGGTTGCCCGCCGCCGGGGCGTTGGTGAGGCTGCCCGCCTGACTGCCCGCGCCGCTCGTTTGGTTAACGAGCGTCAGGCCGGCGCTCACATTGATCTTTACGCTCGCAAGTAGCAAGGTCCCACTGGTGTCACCCGGCGCGGCATTCACACCACCGAGCGTCCAGTTGCCACGACTAACCGACATGCTCAAATAGCCGGGGCCGTCGACGTCGTAAAGGACGATGGCCCCGCTCGAGTTGCCGTTGAACGTGTCCCCCACGTACAGGGTGGTGCCCGTCCCGAAATAGCCGAGGCTGCCGTCGGCGTCGTAGACGAAGTTTCCCTGAAGGTCCTGGGCCAACTCCCCCGCGCCGTTCTCGAACAGCACCGACCCGTCGCCGTTGTCCCCGGCTATGACCTGGCCAATGCTGATGCCCCCGCCTGACCCGTTCGCCGCCGCCGTCACCCGGCCCTTGGCGTCCACGGTGATGTTGGCCGACGTGTAGCTGCCCGCCGTCACCCCGCTGTTGGCCAGGGTGACGGTCCCGTTGCCTGCGATGCCCGCGTCCCCGGCCATCGCCTGCCAGGCCGGGAGCGTCGAGTTGCCCTGGGAGAGGAGGATCTTCCCTGCCGCCGCCGGGGACACCCCTTGCGCGGGGGCCGTCGTGTTCGTCCCGCCGCACAACAAGCCGTACGCCGTGAGGGTTGACAACCCCGTGCCGCCGTTGGGCACGCTCACGGGCGTTGCGAGGCCCCCCGACGCGTTCCCGGCCCCCCACACCGACCCGTTGTAGGTGAGCACCTGGCCGTTGCCTGGGGTCGTGTTGCCCACCGGGACGCCCTGGAGCCCGGTGACCGTGGCGTTGACGGTGTTGGATCCCACCCCGCTCAGGTCGCCCGTGAGGGTGATGTTTCCCGCGCCGCCGGCGATCGCCAGGAGGGGCACGCTGGCCGCGGTGAACACCAGGGTGACAACGGCCCCTGCGGCGTGCGCCGATGCGGTCGCGCTGCCGTTCCAGGATTCAGCTGCCCGGCTGACGGTGAACGAGTTCCCCGAGACAGCCGTCACCAGCATGATTTCGTTGTCCACCCGGATGCGGAAGTTTCCCGAGGCCGGGAAGGCGGCCGCGCTGCTCACCGTCAGGCTGGTGGCCGAGCTGGTGATCGCGCTGGCGAGCGTTGTTTGGGCCCCGTTGGTTGCGAGTTCGAGGGTCATTATCATCTCCTCGCCCGTTCAGAAAACGGGCTCGGGTTACTCGTCGTCGATGCAGAGGTAACCGACCCCGATGAGGGTGTAGCCGGCGGTGGTGGCTACCTTGAAGCTCACCTTGTAGATGGCCCCGTCGGTGCCGCCGGAGAGCACGGCGGTGGCCGTCTTGCTGCTGCCGGCGACGCCCGTCGTGCCCACGGTGAGCGAGGAGGCGTTGTAGCCGCTCTCTACCGTGCCCGTGACGGCGGTCACGCTGCTGATCGTGTCGCCGGCCACGATCTCGGGCATCTGGCTGAAGTCCATCGTGTAGAGCCGGCTCTCGGCGGCCCGCTTCGTCAACGTGCTTGCCACGGTCGCGCTCCAGAGTTTGGCCCTCGCGGGCTCTTGCCAGGTCGTCGCCGACATCCGTACCACCTTCGTTCGCGCATCCCTTGTTGGGACGGCAGCCCAGGAACTGGTGCTCGTAACGGCCGTCGGGCCCGAAGACCACCGTGCCGCCCACCGCCGACCAGGTCAGGACCCAGGCCCCCGCCAGGGGTGGGCCGGCCCGGCGGGCCGCCGGAACGGGGCCGGGGCCGCGGACAGCGTCGCGGCCAACGACCCCAGCGCCCAAAGCGCACCTATCCGCATGTCAAACCTCCAGGGCCCACAGGAACTTGCTCAGTTTCATGCGCCGCAGCCCGACGGCCGCCAGCGCCGCGGGCGGCGGGCCGCCGTCCACGCTCTTGTGCTCGAGCACCGCGAAGCCGAGGCGCTTGCCGCGGTCGGTGGTCACGCCGACGTCGAGCGTGTAGCGGTCCAAGGCGTCCTCGACGGCGTAGCGGCGGCAGCACACGGTGACCGCACACAGCAGGTCGCCGCCGGCCAGCTCCTGGAGCCGGGCGAGCAGGCGGCCGGGCAGGAAGGGGACGACCGCCTGCGGCCGGGCCAGGACCGCCTCGGCGTCCGCCGGGGCGACTTCCCGCCGCCACTTCTCCGCCTCGGTCTTCGCCGACAGGGCGTACTGGTGGGGCTGGCCGGGCGCGGCGTAGCAGCGCAGGCGGAGCGTGAGGTATCGGCCCTTCGCCTGCCGGGCCCGCCGCAGGTCGAACGCGGCGGTGTCGAAGTAGGTGGTTTCCAGCCGCTGGCCCAGGAAGTGCGGGTCGTACGGCTCGTTGGGTAAAGCGTCATGCAAAAAGTGGCTGACGGCGGGGAGCAGGGACGTCGGCACGCACCAGGTGCCGACGTTCCGCCGCAGCGCGCTCGCGGGAAGCGGTTGCATCGGGGTCCCGTTGGGGTTAGCGGACGCGGATTCGCACGAACGGGGCGCGGACGAACACCGCGCCGCGCACCGGCCGGCCGGTCACGGCGAAGGCGCCGCCGTGGGTGACGAACAGGGCCCGGCCGGCCGTCACGCCGTAGAGGCCCGTCAGGAAGGTGAGCTGCTGCACCGCCGGCAGGGTGTTCAGCTGCGCCACCCTGACCGGCGCCACCGCGACCGGCGTCACCGCGACGGGCGCCGGGGCGGCCTGGCGAACTTCCAGGGCCGCGAGCCGGGCGGCGAGCAGCTGGAGCTGAGCCGCCAGCGCCGGGTCGCTGGCCGCCGCGGCCGGCGCGGGGGCCGCCGGGGTGAGCGGGCCGACCAGGACGGGGGGCGCCGCCACGGTCGAGGTGGCGACGGCGGGGACGAAGACGTGGCGGCCGAAGAAGCCCACGCGGACGTGGGCGCCGCGGCGGAAGGCGGCCTGCGCCGGCCGGTCGGCGGCCGCCGCGGCGGCGAGGGCCAGGGCGAACACGAGGGTGCGTTTCATCAGACACTCCTTTACAGGGTCGAAGAACGGGCGATTACCGGGACCGGGGGAAGTTGCTGGCGTCGAGGAGCATGGCGGCCTGGGTGCGGTCGTCGAGCGGGGCGATCCCCACTTTGTTGCGCGGCGGGGGCATGGAGCCGTCGGCGAGGTGCTCGGCGAGGCGGGCCGCCTGCCCGGCGGTCAGCGCGGCGCGGGAGCCGTCGGCCTCGAGGAGGACGAACTTGCCCCCCGCCCCCTCGTTGCCGCGCTGGTGGCAGGCGGCGCAGGAGGTCCGGTAGGCCGCCAGCACGTCCGTCCGTTTCACGTCGGCGGGCGCGGCCGACGGGGGGGCCGGCTTCGGCGGGGCGGCGCGATGCTCCAGGGCGCGGATGCGCCCCTCCAGGGCGTCGAGCCGGCTGTTGACGCCGTCGAGGCGGGTCGATACGCCGCGGAGCAGCTTTACCGCTTCGGCGAGGTCGCCCGAGCCCGTGCCCTGCACGGGCGAGACGGGCGAGATCGATGCTGCGGGTGCGTAGGCGGCGGTGGAAGCGGGGCCCGTGTAGACGCTGCCGTAGAGGATGGGGATGGGCACGCCCAGGAAGGTCGTCACGGGGTAGGCGTAGCTGTAGCCAGGCGAGGCGTAGGACGCCGTCGCGTAGGGCGTGGTGGTGTAGCAGGTGGTGGCCGGGGCCGGGGCGGCCGTCGCCAGCAGGGCGAGCAGCCCGAGCAGCGGGGTGGGGTTGCGGGTCATCGCTTTCCTTTCTTGGTCGCGGCGGAATAGCTGGCGAGGATGCTTTGCGCCAGCGGGTAACTGTCTTCCCAGGTGAGCCGGGACAGGGGCATCGGCTCGTCGGCCAGGTAGCGGGACAGCGGGACGTCGGCGAGGGTGGGCAGGCCCAGCGGCCGGGCGTAGTGCCGCAGCGCCGCCAGGAACACCGGGGCGGTCACGCCCAGCTCGCGGGCCGCCCGGGCGGGCGTCACGTCGTCGTCGGCGTAGCGGTGGAAGGCCCGGGCGTAGGCGGCGGCGGCTTTCTGCGCCGTCAGCCCGGCGTCACGCGGGTCGGCGGGGTTCAGCCGCGTGGCCAGCGTGATGGCGTCCTGAAAGTCCTTGCGGTCGCGGGCCAGCGCCTTGTACACGTCGGAGAAGTACAGCCGGCGGAACAGGAGGTCCCGCTCGCGGTCGGTGCTCCCCAGCAGCAGCCAGCCGCCGGCCTTGAACTGCCGGCGGACGTCGTCGCGGAAGTCCTTGAGCACCTGCCCGGCGTGGCACCGCCAGCACGCCAGGTTGACGTGGATGCGCGTGTCGTTGCTCTCGTTGAGGCTGCTGCGGTCGGCGAAGCCGTGGCTGTCGGCGGGGGCGAAATTCTGCCGCACCCCCTTGTCGTTGCTCAGGAAGGTGACGGGCAGGCCGTTGGGCAGCACGCCGTACCACTCCTCGGCGTTGTGGCGGAACCGGCCGGGCTCGAGGTTGCGCAGGGCGACGCCGCGGCCCTGCTGGCGGTCGGTGTCCAGGGTCACCCAGGCCGCCCCGCCGACGGCCAGCTGGCGGAGCATCTGCCGGTTCTGCGGGCTGACGCCGGACTTCTCCAGCGCGGCCTGCATGTCCCGGCCGAACGCGGCGCTGTCCTTGACGTTCAGCTTGATGAGCCCGAAGAAGTCGTCGCGGTCCTTCACCTTGAGGAAGTCGTAATAGCCGACGCCGTGGTCGTCCTTGTTCAGCAGGTTGCGCTGGCGGGCGCTCTGCGCGAAGAGCCATTCGGCCATGAGCACCGGGCTCTCGCTGAAGACGGCGAAGCGCAGGAGGTTCAGCTCGGCCGGCGGCAGCCAGGGGGCGCCGACGACGACGCGCTCGCCGGCCTTGCGCGGCTTGTCGTACTTCTGCCGCTTGAAGAACCGCCCGGTGGCGTCCTTGCCGCCGGGCCAGACGGAGCGCAACACCGTGTCGCGCGTCAGCTTCACCCGGGTGTGGAAGAACGGGTCGCTCGCCCCGGCGTTCTCCCAGGTCGCGGGGTCCCAGGCCGGGTCGCGCAGGTCGATGCGCCACAGCCAGGGGGCGACCGGCACGACGTCGGTCATCTCGGCGTAGCGCGACAGCAGGTTCTGGTGCAGCTTCCAGACCCGCCGGGCCGCCGGCGACGGCTCGACCACCCACAGGTAGCGGGCGAACGGCCGGTCGTCGGGGCGCAGCTTGACCACGTCCCGCGCCGCCAGCGCGACCGCGTCCCCGGGAGAGGGCGGTGCAGTGGGGGCGGCCGGCGCCGGCAGGCTGAGGAGCAGGGGCCAGAGCAACGAGAGGTGCGCGCGCACGCCGTCTCCCTCAAGGGGCCTGGACCACGGGCAGGCTGGGCGGGGCCGAGCCGACCGGGGCCAGGCCCAGGCCGGAGAAGATGCCGCCGAGCTGGCCGACCACCTGCAGCACCTGCGGGGCGGCCTGCAGGACTTTCTGGATGTCGGATAGCAGGTTGGTCCAGTTGACCGCGCCGGCCCGGCGGGCCAGGTGCGGCGGGTGCCGCAGCCGCCGCGCCCGCCGGGTGAACGGCGGCGCGCCCTTGTGCCGCTCGGCGGTGTGCCGGCCGGTGAGCTGCTGCCAGTTGACGCCGTCGGCCGTGTAGGCGATGTAGCCGCCCGCGTCGAGGCTCAGCCCGCGCGACAGCTTGCCCAGGTAGTCCACTTTTCCGCCCGTGCCGGCGAACCAGGCGGGCAGGACGAAGTTGGACACGGCGACGCCGTTGATCGGGTAGGAGTCGCCCTCGACGGGGTCGGCGTCCTCCAGGGCCACCAGGACCGTCTGGCCGCCGAGCTGGGCCTGGGTGCCCCAGTTGGCGTAGGGGTCGAGCAGCTGCTCGAGGATCTCGTGGCTGAGCGTGGTGGTCCACGGGTCGCCGGCCTCCTGGGTCGTGCGGGCGAAGACGAAGCCCTCGGGGAAGCCCTGGGGTTTCAGCTCGTGGTAGCCGAGGGCGCCGGCCTGGTCGGAGTCGTCCAGGACGTGGCAGACCTCCACCCCGGCGGCCGGCTTGCCGTGCTGGAAGTGCAGCACGGCCGAGAGGCCCGAGTAGGCCGGGGCGAAGTGCTCGGTGATCTGCGTCTGCACGGCGGCGACGGCGGCCTGCACGTCGGCGTCGGCGACCACGGTGGACTCGTTGGAAACGACGATCTGGCGCATGCGGTCTCCTGCTTTTGCTGGGCGACGGGGGTTCAGCTCACCACCTGCTGGGTGACGACGCTGGAATCGTTGTTGAGGTTGCCGGGCTTGTGGCCGGCCTCGTCGCCGAAGCCGACGACGGTGATGGCGACGTTGTGGCCGGCGGTTTCGGTGGCCTGCAGGCCGACGTAGCGGTAGCCGGCGTCGATCTGGTCGGCGCGGATCTCGAACGTGTACTGCTTGTTGCTGGTGTTCAGGCCGGTCAGGGCGGTGTTGCTGCCGGGGCAGTTCTGCGGGCTGGACAGGCTGCTGCTGGCGCTCTCGATGAGCTGCAGCGTGACCGCCCCGCCGCTGACCACCGTGCCGACGTCCACCAGGAACAGCGCCCGGTGGAACTTCTGCATGTCCACCGGGCCGGCCGTCGCCGACGCGGTGGCGGAACTGTTGATCGTCTGGTTGTTCACCGGCGCGCAGATGCCGAGCCGCTGGGTGAGTTGTTCGGTGTACATGGGGGAGCCTCAGTTCAGGACGACGAAGGGCGAGACGGTGGTGCTGCCGTCCTGCAGGGTGACGGGCTTGTCCATCCACGGCTGGCCGTCCACGCGCTCGACCACGCGCCAGGTCATCTGGTTCTTCAGGAAGTTGACGTGCTCGCTGGCGGCGATCTCGATCTGCTGGCGGTCGCCGATGACGTAGAAGCTCGGGTCCATGAGCATCAGGTCGCCCTTGGTCCCCAGGGCCGGGACCTTTTCGGTGGGGTAGACCGGCCGGCCGAGCAGGCTCCACCGGGGCGCCACCGCGGCGCCCTGGTCGATGGTGATGAAGATGGCGCGGTTGCTGGCGTCGGACAGCTGCAGCAGCTGGGTGACCACGGACGGCGAGCAGGTCCAGAAGGCCTTGCCCCAGCTGACGGGCAGCAGCTTGGCCCACATGTTGGTGATGTCCACCAGCTTGACGGCGGAGGCGGTGTTGCGCGTGACGGAAATCGCCGCGGACGCCCCCAGGACGCCCTGCGGCTTGCCCACGCCGTTGCCCTGCAGGAAGGCGAACTCCTCGAACCAGGCGATGGCCTTGGCGAACAGGGTGAACAGGAACTTCTCCAGGCCGACGATGCTGTCCTGCAGGAGGACGTTGGAGCTGACGGAGTAGCCGGAGAGTTCCCAGGCCTTGAGCTCCATCTGTTTGAAGGCGGGCTCGGTCTCGGTGCGGGTCTGGGCCTCGGCGGTCCACGACATCTGCACGCCGCCGAAGAACGGGCTGACGCCGGCCGACTGCGTCGTGGTGATGTCGAGGTAGGGGATCTGCAGGGTCGCGGAGCCCATGGGCACGACGAAGGCGTTGGGGCGGATGAAGGCGTTCTCGGCCATCACCTGCATCAGTTGCTGGTAGAACTCCGGGGGCACGGTGTAGCCGCCGGCCTGGCCCGAGGCCTCGGCCAGGGCGGCCTTGGTCTCCCAGGCGTTGAACACGGAGCCGTAGTGCTTCTCCAGGTAGGCGGTGTCCTTGCGGGCCACGGCCAGGCACCAGTCGCCGAAGCTCTTCTTCGGGTCGCCCGGGGCGTCGGGGCCGAAGAGGGCGGGGACGGCGTTCTTGCGGCTCTTGGCCTGCGCCTCGGCGAACTGCTTCAGCGCGGCGTTGATGATGCCGTCGAGGCCGCGGGTGAAGCCGGCCAGGGCGGTCTCGACGCCCCGGGCGATCACCGGCCCGAGGGGGTCGTCGGCCGGCTCACGCGCGGCCCCGGAGGCGACGAGGGCCCTGGCCTCGGCGGGGTCGAGGAAGATGCGCTCGCCGGCCTTCTTGCCGAGGAAGTCCTTGAGTAATTCGATCCACATGGGAGGGTCTCTTGCTCTGGGGCGGTGAAAAGACGCGGACACGGTCCGTCTCCAGGCCGGGCCCGGCGGGGACTTGGGGTTCCCCTCTCCGGGCCGCCCCTGACGGCTTTCACGGGCGACGGTTCGGCGCCGGGCGGCGGCGACGCGCTCCGCTGCGAAGACTTCGCGTCGCGGCTACACGGGGGCGCTAGACGCGGCCGCGGCGGGCGTCGTAGACCTGCCCGACGCGCTGCTCGGCCAGCCTGGCGAAGTCGATCTGCTGCAGCCGCACCTCGACGGCCCGCTCCACCTCCGACAGGGCGGTGAACGACGCGACGGCGGGGGGCGCGTCGAGGCTGCCCTTGCTCACCTGTTCGACCAGGGCGTCCTGGTTGGCGGGCAGCGAGCAGACGGCGTACTCCAGCAGCAGCCACTCGTCGAAGACGAGCGTCCCCGCCGGCCAGCCGCGGGCCTCGGCCTCCTGGGCGTCGGCGAAGTGCGCCTGGGTGGGCAGGAAGCCGATGGACTTGCCGTGCAGCAGGCCGGCCTGCACCAGGCTGAAGACGCGGTCGGGGGGCCAGCTGTCGGAGGCGGGCCAGGAGTCGGGCCGCTCCGGGTAGCGGGTCTTGGCCTTCACGCCGACCAGGGCGTGCTCGCCGCCGCCGTCCTTGACGCGCTTGCGCCACAGGCTGCGGCCGACCGGCGGCAGGTCGTAGGCGTGGCCCAGCGTCACCAGCGGGTTGCTCTGGAACTGGCCGTCGTTCATGCCTTTCGCGATCACCACCTCGCCGCAGCGGTCCACCGACTCGGTGCTGATCCACGACACGTCGGACCGCTCGCCCGGGTTCAGCTCGGTGGGGGCCTTGGCCGCCACCTGCTTGCGGTAGTCGTACTCCCGGCCGCGCGGCAGGCTGCGCAGGAGCAGGTCCAGGGCGCGGGCCTGCTTGTCGGCCATGGGGAAGCCCAGGGGGCCGAGGGTCGCGCCGTAGGTTCTCAGGAAGCTGGCCATACGATTTTCCTCTTCTGATGCACGGGCGCGGGTGGCGCCGAGCGCGGTTCTCCGTCATCGATCTCGCCCGTTCAGAAAACGGGCGCGGGCCGCGGCTCAACGAATGTGGCCGTGTCAGGTGTGCTGGTCGGGCGGCTCACGGTCCCGCACGGCGGAGTCGGTCGGGGCCCACTGCAGGGGCAGCCAGGGCACGTCGCCCCAGGCGGCCGGCTCGATGCCCTCGCCGCCGCGCACCTCGTTGACCGACAGCACGCCGTATTTCAGGAACAGCTCCAACTCTTTCAGGTTGTCGTCGAAGTTCTCCGGCACCGGGTCTTCGCTGGCGACGAACAGCCGGCCCGAGGGGTCGAACAACGGCACCAGCTGCTCGTTGACCTTCTCGTCGCGGCGGCGCAGGCGCGGGCTGATCGCCTTGGCCATGTGCTGCTGCTGGGCGGCCTGCAGGTTGGCGAGGTTGGTCTCGCTGGTCAGGAAGCTCAGCGGGACGTGGAAGGCGTTGGCCACGTCCTCCTTGGTCGCCTTCATGTCGGCCAGGGCGGCCAGGTCGCCCAGCGACTGCTGCAACAGCTGCACCTTGAGGCCGGTCTCGGCCACCACCACCCGGCCGCTGCCGCCGCGGCGGAACCGCTGGTTCCACTGCGCCTCGAGGCGGTCGCGCTCCTCCTCGCCCAGCACGTCGTCGGGCGAGACGACGGCGCTGGGGATGGCCCGGTTCTCGTAGACGCTCTTCTTGGTCGCCGCGTAGTCGGAGGCCAGCGACGCCTGCTCGAAGCACGCCCGCAGCGGCGACAGGCCGCTGGTGTAGGGGTCGCGCGGGTCGGGGTAGCGGAAGCAGACCACCTCGTCGGGGGCGAAGTGCTGCTCCCGGGTCCCGGTGCGGTAGAGGTAGTAGTCCACGATGGTCGCGCTCTGCGGGTCGCGCACCGGCGTGACGTTCTGCGACGGCAGCGGCCAGAGGGCGCGCGGCACGCCCAGCACGGGGTCGAAGTCCGTGTACCAGTACGCCCGGCCGTGGACCTCCAGATAGAGCGTCGTCAGCTCCCACAGGTCGAAGGCGTTGTGGAACGGGTTGGCGTGGTCGAACAGCGCCAGCAGCGGGTGTTCTGTTACTTCGACCAGGTGCTGTGCCGCCCGCGTGTAGACCGACCACGACGGGCAGCGGCGCAGCCGCTCCTCGGTCTTGCGGGCGACGGCCCGGCTGCGGCAGCGCGGGGCCGGCTCGCCCGGGCGGGTGGCGGCGTAGAGCTTCGGCGGGAAGCTGGCGCAGACGCTGGCGTTGATGCTGGCGCACGTCCAGGCGGCCCCTTTCAGCTCGGCCATCAGTTCGTTGGGCGTCGGGGCGCGCTGGCGGTGGTAGGCGTCGGTGTAGGCCGTGCCGGCCCACTGCCCGCCGGCCAGCACCGGGGGCATCCCCTTGGGGTGCAGCCAGCACGCGAGTTTTCCCACTGCGTCGGCCAGGAACGAGCGCGTACTCACGTCAGTCTCTCCCACAACTCCTCGTCGTCCCGCCAGCTGGCCGGCGGCCGGGCGGGGACGTCGTCCTCCGGCGGTCCGTCGGCGGTCCCGCGCTTCCGCAGCCGGGCGATGAACCGCGCGTCCAGTTTCGACACCAGATACCGCAGCGCGCCCAGGGCGTGGTTGTGTTCGTCGACGGGCTTTTCGCCGCCGGGGGCCGCCGTGTCGCCGGGCGAGGTGGGGTAGCGGTAGAGCCGCGCCTCCTCCCACAGGTGGGCGCAGCGCCGGGCGACCTTCAGCCGGCCGGTGCGGACGCGCGCGGTGACGGCGGCGATGCCGGCGCGGACGTCGTTGTCGCCGCGGCGCACGACGAGCCCCGCGGCGCGCAGCTCGCTGATCTCGGTGGCCCCGGCGGGGTCGGCGACCCAGCTGACGCCCAGGGGCCGCAGGGCGGCGGTGTGCTCGTGCAACGGCGTCTGGCACAGGTAGCGCTCCTGGTCGATCCACAGCACGTCGTCGCGGTCGAGGGCGCCCCAGACGGCGGCGAAGGGGTTGCGCCAGCCGAAGTCGATGCCGCCGACGGGCTTGCCGGGCGGGGTGGGCCCCCCGGGGTGCAGGCACCGCTCGAAGTCGGGGTAGACGAGCCCCTCGAGGGCGGTGAAGCGGCACTCGAACTCCTGGCCGACCCACTGCTCGCCCAGCGACAGGCGCTCGAGGGCGATGAACTCCGGGGTGATCCGCGGGCAGTCCTGCCAGGTGATGCGGACCTTCTTCCACCCCTGTCCGCGCTCCCATTCGTCGAAGAACCAGCCGCGCCGGCCGAACGGCGTGCTCAGGGCGACCAGCCTCCCCCCCGAGACGGCGAGCATGGGCCGGACGGTGCGGTAGAGGTCGTCGGGGATGCGCGAGGCCTCGTCGAGGACGAGCAGGGCGGCCTTGCTGAAGCCGCGGATGGTCCCCTCGCGGCCGGGCAGGCCGATGACGCGGGCGCCGTTGGCCAGCTCCAGCCGCGAGAGCGTCTGGGCGTCGTTGACCGCCGGCACCGGCCGGCCGACGGCGTTGTAGGCCGCGAGCACCTTGCGAAACAACTCGTGGCTCTGCCGCAGCGTCGGGCTGAGCAGCAGGACCAGCGCCCCGGGCGAGAACAGGGCGGTGTGCAGGGCCAGGGCGGCGGTGGTCGTGCTCTTGCCGGACTGCCGGCAGCAGTTGAGCAGCACGCGGCGGTCGGGCGAGAGCAGGAAGTCCCGCTGCCAGGCGTCGGCCGTCATCCCCTGGGCGAGCAGGATGCGGGAGGGGTCGAGCGCCAGGGCCAGGGTTTGCGTCAGGTTCACATGGATAAGTGTACAGGCGTGTGGGCGGAAAAGAAAGAGCCGGATGGTAGACAGAAAGGGTCGTCGCCGAGAATCGGCGAAAGACGGGGGAGGTCGTGGAGGAGGGGGATTTGCCGCTTGCCGGACAGGGCTGGCGGCGGTTGCCTTCGTCGCGCAAGGATTCATCCCGCGCGAGCCGTCGGCCGCAGCCTACCAGCCCGCGCGGGATGAGGGGATGATTCGGCAGGGCGTTGCCCGACCGGGACGAAGACCTGGACTCCGCTTCTGGCACACCCGGTCGATCCGTGGAGCGACCGGCCCTGGCCCGGAACGAGGCATTCCGTGGGAGTGCTCACGCGGGGAGCAACACGACGCGGAAACCGTAGCCGTCGTTGCGGTAGCCGGGACCGTGGCAGTCGCGATAGGCGGCGCGGCAGTACGAAGCGTCGTTGTACCACGAGCCGCCGCGAAGGACCCGGAGTTGCCCGGACGCGGGCCCTTCCGGGTCGCGTGCCGGGCTTTTCGCGTAGTAGGCCTCGTCGTACCAGTCGGCGCACCATTCCCACACGTTCCCGATCATGTCGTGCAGGCCAAAGCCGTTCGGCGGGTAGGCGCCGACCGAAGAGGTGCGTTTGCGGCGGTTGTTGTAGTTGGCGTGCTTGTCGGTGATGGAGTTGCCGAAGGGGTAGAGGGTTCGTGAAGAAGCCCCTCCTCGGCAAGAATATTCCCACTCCGCCTCGGTCGGCAAGCGGTACGTCCGTCCAGATTGTTTTTCCGCGGGCAGAACCGAGAGCCGGCGGCAGAATTCGACGGCGTCGTTCCAGCTCACGTTTTCGACGGGAAACCGCCGGGTGTCCAGGCCGGTCGCCGCGCCGAAGTGGCTGGGGTTGCTGCCCATGACTCGTTCGTATTCTTCCTGGGTGACGGGGAAAACGCCCAGGTATTACCCCGGCATCATAGATACTCACTGAGACTGAAGGCTATTGCGTGGTTCTTCAAGCCATTCGATGCCGATTCCGGGCCGTATCAGTGAGAAACTTTCATGCCGGGGTAATAGAACGGCCGGGTGATCTCCACTTCGTGCAGCGGCCTTTCGGAAGGCTGCGCTCCCTGTTCGTTTTCGGGCGAGCCCATGGGGAACTTGCCCTGGGGGATGAAGGCGAACCGCATGCCGAGGGAGTTGGCGGCCTCCTGGGTGCGCGGGAAGACGACTTTGCGCATCTCCACCAGATCGGGGCGTTGGGGCATCCACTCCAGGGCCTCGGCGAGGAGGATGCGAAGCCGGAGCAGGTTGTGCTGCTCTTCGGCAGCGTCGATGGCGGGGTCGAGGAACGCCCGCCGGTCGCGGGCCCGACAGGCGAGGGCGTGTTCGGCGTGCTTGCTGTGCTCGACGGGGATGGTTTCGAGGATGCGGACGGCCTCGGCGAACTCGTAACGTTTCATGGCCTCGCGCGCCTCCTCGTGGGCCTGGTCGAAGCCTTGCAGCAACCGCAGCAGGCGCTGTCCCCGACCCGATGGTTGGGAGGGTGGGGCGGGCGGGGGTTGCTGGGGGGGAGGGGGCGGCGGGACTTTCGGGGCGCCCAGAAGGCTTCCGAGCCGGGCCTCGAGTTCCGAGCCGTCGGCGGGGCGGTGGGCGGCGCGCTGCGAGATGCACGCGCTGAGCAGGTCGAGCATGGCGGCGGGCAGGGGCAACCCGGCCAGCTCCCTGCGCCAGCCCTCGCCGACTTCGAGCGTCAAATCGCACGTGAGCAGGTGCAGCCAGACCACGCCGAGGGCGTGCACGTCGTCGCGCGGGTCGGGGTCCTCGCCGCGGCGCTGCTCGGGGGAGGCGTACAGCGGCGTGTAGGACCCCCGGGCGATGGTGGCCAGCGCCCCCCGCGACGTGACCGTCGCCAGGTTGTGGCGGGCGACCACGCCGCCGATGCCGAAGTCGGCGAGCTTGACGGCGAACTGGTTCTTCCCGGCCGCCTGGACGAGCACGTTGGCGGGCTTGAGATCGCGGTGGACGATCGCCTTGGGGCGGACGCGATGGGCGAAGCCCACGATGCCGGCGAGCGTGTGGATCAACCGGGCGGCGTTCTCGATGCGCTGCCCGGCCGGCAGGGCTTGCCATGACGGGATGATGGAGGTTAGGTCGCCGCCGGGAATGTATTCGTACTCGACGAAGGGCGGCTCGGCGCTGAGGTGCGTCCGGCGGAGCTGCACGATGCCGGCGTGGTTGCCCTGGTCGCGGACGCGGACGAGCAACTCGACCTCGTTGCGCAGGGCCCGGGCCGCGTTCTTGTCGAGGCAGAACTTGAGGGCCGCGTCCTCGTTGGTGAAGGGGTTGACGGCCCGCCAGACCTCGGCGAAGCCGCCGACGCCCAGCGGTTCGACGAGTTGTCAGTCCACGCCGGGCAGTTTCTGCCCCTCGGTGAAGCGGGGCAGGTGGTGCGGCAGCAGGGGCAGCAGGTCGGTGGGGCCGCGCAGCCGCAGGGAGGGGCGGACGGTGCGCCCGGTGGGGTCGGCAATGCTGCGCTGCGAGGCGCGGACCGTGGCGGGGACGCGGGCCACCAGGGAGGTGACGAGGTGCCGCACCTCCTCGGGGGCGCTGCCGGCGGTCTCGGCGACGACCTCGGCCGCGGCGCGGCGCGCCTCGTCGGGTGAGAGTGCGGCGACCGCCTGCAGCTCGGCGCGGAGTTGCGCTTCCTGCTGTCCGGCGCCCCACCAGCCCCACACGTCGCGGGCCACGTCCGGCAGGACTTCTACCACGAAATCGCCGGCCACCCCGCCCCCGAAGGCGTTGAGGACGGCCTTGGCAACGAACCGGAGCATGGCGAGGGGGGTGCGCAT